AATGCAATCGGAGATAAAGTAGAGATAATGATATGCGATATTAAATCTTATATACCCGCGATGTATTATATGCTTGCATTTAATGATGCCGAAAATATTATACTGTATTGGGATGAACCAACAATAACATTAGATTATGATGAGCACGAATTCCATTCAATTATTAAAAATAATTGGAAAAACAATTTGATTCCGAACGTTGTTTTATCATCTGCCACGTTACCTCGCGAAGATGAAATGCACGATACAATTATGGATTTTAAATGTAAATTTGAAAATTCCGAAATATATACTATTGAAAGTCACGAATGTAAAAAAACCATTCCTATTATAAATAATGAAAACTATATTTCGATGCCACATTATTTAAGCGGTGATTACAAAGAAATAACGGAGATAATAACACACTGTAAAAAATATAAAACATTGCTTAGGTATATTGATTTGGGCGAATTAATTAAATTTATATTGTATATCAACGAGAACTATTTATTAAAAAATAAGAGATATTTGTTAGACAATTATTTTATTAATATGAATTCTATTACAATGGTAAATTTAAAAAATTATTATCTTAAAGTATTGGATAATATAAAAGAAGAATCATGGGAAGACATACATCTATATTTTATTAACAATCGTGAAAAAAAATATGATTCAACCATTCATTTTGTTACAAATGACGCACATACATTAACTGATGGACCATGTATATTTTTAACAGACAACGTTACTAAAATAGCTAAGTTTTGCTTACAAGAAGCAAAGATACCTGAAAATTTATTAACTAATATATTAAATACGATTAAATATAATAACAAGATAACTGATAAAATCGGCGATTTACAAAAAACATATGAGGACGGAACAAGCAACGAGAAAGATAAAAAAATGACAGACGGACGCGTAGATCCGGAAATGAAGCGTATTATGAGTGAAATTGACAAACTATCTTTAAAGATAAGGAGCGTCGTTTTGGAGCCTTCGTATGTACCAAATACTAAGCAACACTTAGATAAATACGCATCTGATAAAACTATCAATGGATTGCCGTTTACCCCAGAGATAACCGAAAGTATTGTTGAAGAAATTATGTTGATTGATGATATTGATAATATGTGGAAAGTTTTGCTATTAATGGGCATCGGTGTATTTACAAACCATGAAAGTATTAGTTATATTGAAATAATGAAAAAATTGGCCCAAGAACAAAAATTATATCTCATTATTGCTTCTGCTGACTATATTTATGGAACCAACTATCAATTTTGTCATAGTTATATAAGCAAAGATTTGGGATACATTAGTCAAGAAAAGTGTATTCAAGCGATGGGGCGTGTTGGTCGCAATAATGTTCAAAAAAGTTATAGTATAAGAATTAGAAATAATGAATTAATAAATAAACTTTTTAAAGAAGATAATAACAAACCAGAAGTTATAAATATGTCACGACTATTTAACAGCGAATAAATAATTATATTAATAATTTAAATAAAAATTATTAATGTAATATATACCATGAAGGATTCATATTCGTTTGGAAAATTTACATTGGGTATTGTAACGAGTGTAAGTTTAACTGCAATGACTTTTTTAATTAGTAAAACAACGCCAGATAATAAAAATAGTTATGATAACGATGTAATGTATACGCCACCATATAGAAGAATTTATTTTGAAAAAGGACAAATTACCACGAATGAAAGGGTTCTGCCTGCGTATAAAGAAGAGATAAAATATAAAACTGAAAATAAAACTAAAATCGATGATGTAATTAAAGATGAAATTTATGATTCATGGTTTTATACTTAATACTATACTTAACGAAGTCTTAATACCAAATGAAGTGTAGATTCCTTTTGTATGTTGTAATCGCTTAATGTCCTCCCGTCTTCCAATTGTTTTCCTGCAAAAATCAATCGTTGTTGGTCGGGGGGTATTCCTTCCTTATCCTGAATCTTTTGTTTAATATTTTCAATTGTATCTGATGGTTCTACCTCTAACGTTATTGTTTTTCCTGTTAATGTTTTAATAAAAATCTGCATTATAATATATAATAATTATATTTTTTAAATTAGTTTCATATAATTATTATATCATTGGTAAGTTGTATAATTAATAACTTAATTCGAGTAAGCAAGACCGCCCATGCCGCTCATGACACGAAGGACGTTGTAGTTGGTGGCGTAGACGCGGACTTTCGCGGTGTCCTCGCCGGCGACGGTGGCGTTCGAGACAACAAGCTGGAGGGTGGCGTTGTCGATGCGCGAGAAATTGCAGGTGCCCGACGGCTGGTGCTCTTCCGGGCGAAGGGCGAACGAGTAGACGTTGATGCCGGTGTCCGGCGAGCGAGTGTGCGACTGGTAAGGCTGGACGAGGTCGAAGTAGCTGCCCTCACGCTCCGAGAAGCGGTCCTGGCCGTTAAGCTGAAGTTTGGCGGTAACAACCGGATTCTCGCCCCAGCAGTGCATGTTAAGAGCACGCTCACCAAGAACGAACGAACCGGCGTCCGATACGTATACACTGCCGCCGGCGACGTCCTCGTCGATGTCCTCAGTGGAGGCCGCCGCCTGCCAGTTCTGGAATAGATCGCTGTTGGTAGCGAGGTAACTGTTAGAAGCGAGCGAGTCTTCGGTGCCGAACGCGAGCATGGTGTTCGGGAGAGCATCGAGGTCGTCGGTGTAATTGAACGGCTGGGCTCCGTAGGTAACATTAGCACCGGCGTCAGGTTTGAAATGGTCGCAGTATTGAACGTTGTCATCCGGCTGAACAACCCAAACTAACTCTTTGCACGGGTGGTTGAAGTTAAGTTTAATTTTGTTCGACGATGAACCGATCGACTCGTCGCCGGTGAACTGGAGCTGCTCGATAAGGTACTCGTGCGGGTTCTGGGCCATGCGTCTGCGCTCATCGGTATCAAGGAAAACGTAGTCGACGTAAAGCGACGCGGCAACAAGCGATTTCGTGTAAGCGTTCTCGTATTTAGTGTGGGCGTTGGTCTGGGTCGCGAACAGACACTCCTCAATCGGGCGGAGGTCAAGGTTGATTTTGACCTCGTGGTATTGAAGGGCAATGAGTGGAAGAGCAAGACCCGGATTGCGGCAGTACCAGAACTGGAGAGGGACGTAAAGTGTGGTCTCCGGAAGCGCGTTGCGAGGAGTGCAAACGTTTCCGGCCGCGGTGCCCTCGCAAGGAGAGGCAACATCGGCAAACTTATCATCGGTTAAGTATGTAAGGGCAGAAGTCTGTCCAACCATTTTATTGTAACCGGGTTCCTGCTCTTTCGAGAGGGTGAGTTGATTCCAGATGTGCATCCAGTCGCCATACTGGCGATCGATGCGCTGACCGCCGATCTCAACCTCAACCTGCGAGATTAGCTGCTCGCCCGGGTAGTCGAGCCAGCGGGCGACTTTGCCGGTGCCGCCATCAATCTCAGGTAAGGTTACCTGAAGGTAAGTGCGGTAGGCAAGGTCACCGTTGCGGCTGATGGTGCAGGTGACACGGCGACCGAAATCGGCCTGGCCATTGAAAGTCTGCTCGATCGACTCCATCGCGAAATTGGTGTGGCGGCGGTAAGTTACTTTCCAGAAAGTGATCTGCGGATTGCCAGTAAGGTAAACGTCTTGTGCGCCGTAAGCTACGAGTTGCATAAGTCCTCCTCCCATTTTATAATATTAGCAAAGAAAAAAAAATTCCGAATAAATATAAATTAAACCTAATAATTTATATTTATTAATAGTAATTACTAAATAATTACTATTTAATTATTACTATTGTTATAGTTATAGTGTTCCATTGTAATATTTTTTTTTATAAATTCCATTAAATATTTATCATTAAAAATTTCCTTTTTATTTTCATGTTTTTTACTAAATGTATAAACATTATCTTTGTTCATTTTAATTTCCCATCCATCTTCAATCGCGTTGTTAATAAAAAGCATTTTTTGTAATTTCGTTTTATCTATAACAAGTTTTTCGGGCAAATTAATATTTATAGAGGCCATTTATTTTCATATTAGAAAACATAAATCCATTTTTTATTTAATTAAATAACAGAATACTTAATTAAATAAATATTATCTAAATTATTATAACTAATGCCAAACTTTAAACAAAAAAATACAAAAAAAATTCGTGTCGATAAAAACAAGACAATAACATTAGACTATAAACATAATAATATAATGAATGATTTTTTAAATGAAAAAACAATAGAAATTCCTAAATTGACCGAAGAAAAAGAACTTCTAAAAAATAAATTGAAAAATAAATCGAAAAATCAAGAATTATCCGTGGATGACATATTATATATTAAAGATCGAATTAAGGAAATAAATATTTTACTAAAAGACAAAAAAAAACAAGAGTTAGAGTATTTACTTCAAAATTCGAATCATATATTTGATTATTTTGAAAATAAAAAAAATATAACAGAATGCAAAAATAAAACAACTATGTTAGATAATTATTTTAAAACAGGTGATTACAATAACAAGATCGAAGAAAAAAATAAACATTATGATAATGTAAACCATTATTTTTCCAATGTAGATGAAACGGTATTGGATATAAATAATTATATATTACAAACCGATATATGCACCAATTGTAATGAGGGCGAATTA